GCCCAGCATCAAGGCATATTAAAAATTCATTTGCTTTCATATTTTATATTTTTAAGGGGAGAAGAAATTAATCAACTCCCCTTGGCACTAAGGTAGCGACTTCTCTGCGCCTATAATTTAAATCCAATAAGAGCAAAGGCTGCGCTTATCAATGATAGCTTTGCAGGTAATTTTACCTCAATCTCCTTCCCAGCACACTCTCTGGATGTCTCCTTTACTTTGTCCCAAATGATTTGAGCCAGTTGGATGTATTCTCGCCATGTAAATTTTACTTTGTTTCCTTCAAGATGAACATTGATTTCACTTGCAAGTTCCGCAAAGTTCATTGAGTAACAAGCCACATCGCCCATTGGTGACTTTATTCCCTCTGCATTTTTAAGGGCATCTTTTAAATTAGTTTGCATATTATTTGTTTTTAACGTCTAAAAAATCTAAGAATAATTGTACCAATATTTGTTCCAGTTATGGACTTTATATTTTCCGAAATACTAAACAATTCCGTAGCTGCAATGATGAAGCTGACAGAATAGGTTATTTGCGAAGGCAATCCAAATGTTATTCCTGCCCCGTGAAAAATCATTATACCACAGAAATAGGTCACCACCTTTTGCGATGTGCGATAAAGCCCTTTGCTTGTTATAGGCTCTCCCCTTTTCCTTGCCGCCATGATTCCCGTGACCGTGTCTGCAAAAACTACAAAGATTGTAAAAATCAAAAAATGTTTAATGGGTAGGAAAAACGAGAATAGCACTCCGCAACAAATGGAATAGGCAATGCCATCGTAACCAAGTTTAAAAATGTTGTAAATAACTGCTTTCATTATTCAAGTTTTATTAATCTCACGTCTCCATCCACCGTTGCAAATTTGCCATCAGCATATTTGTACAAGTCGTATTTAACACCGTTAAAGGCAAAGGAAACTTGATTAGTAAATGTAGATAATAAAAGGTTAATTGAAATAGAATAAACCTTGCCATTGTCTGGGTTAAAGATTAGCCGCTTGTTGCTGTTTAATTGAATTACTCCATCAATAATTTCACCGTTAAAATTTAACTTCCAGTCTCCTATAAACTTTGCCGTGTCTCTTTGAGCCGTTGTAAAATAAACAGGCTTACCACTTATTTGAACGTGTAAGTCGTTGTAATAATTAATCCTTTGAACTGACTTACCTTTTGTGATAATAGGCTTTGCATGAATGGCAATCGTGTTGCTTTGCCTTTCAGCATCGGTAACAAGGCTTTGAATGGCAGTTGCAGAATCGCCCAATATTTGCTTTGAGCCTGTAACAGTTGAATCAGACAAAGTAGTTTGCTGAATAATGTAATAAATGTTGCCTTGCTTTTGGATGTACACCGTGTCTTTGACAACGTCTTGAGCAAAAGAAAACAAGGGAAGGAATAAAAATAGGTATTTCATTTTATTTATTTTCAAGGTTAATAATTCTTTGTTCAAGGGTTTTGATGAGGGCTTGTTGTTCTTGTATGGCTTTGACTAAAATAGGTATAAATTTTTCAGTCATTAATCCAAGTGCGCTATCATCTTTATCTTCATCTAATTTTTTTACAACTGCTTTGGCAAATAATTCTGTTGATAATGCACCTTCAACATCTTGCGCAATAAAACCAATTTCGTCAAATTCACTAAAATTATTTTCTGTTGTTGTAATAAAATTAAATTTAACTGGTTTTAATTTATTTATAATTTCTAATCCTTTATCTAAAGGTTGTATGTTTTCTTTATACCTTATATCGGATGTTGCAATAGTTGCATTAGTTGCAAATATTTGAGAATTTACTTGTAATTTATATGCACCATTATCAGTTGTTCCATAGCCAATATTAAATTCTCCACCAGAATTTAAACGCATTAATTCTGGCATATCAGCACCACCTTGATAAACATGAAATGTCATTGCTCCTAAATTTGTACTGGCTTCGTGAACTATTCCAAAAATTGCAATTGCTTCTTTTGCTCCACCAATTGATTGAAATCTTAAAGATGCACCGTGACCAGTTGTTGATGAAGGTGCATTTACAAAGATTTGCTGAGTTGCTCCTTTAACATCTCCTCCTGTTCCTGAAATCTGTAGTTTCGTCCAATTTTCTACATTATTTGTGCCTATTCCTAAATTATTATTTGTACTATTCCAAAATAAACCAATAGCAGTATCAACACTTGTGCCATCACCATGTAAAATATAACCAGATGGCATTGTTGTTCTATTCGTTCCCCCATTTGCCACAGGCAAAGTGCCCGTTACTCCAGGTGTTACGTTTGCACTACCATTAAATGAGGCAGTTGATGTTGATGCAAGGTTTGTTTGAAAAGTCCTACTTGTTGTCAAAGTTGCTGCGCTACCTGTTGTGTTTTGGTTTAATGTTGGCACATCTGATGCTTGAATAATTCCAGTTCTGCCACTACGGTAATAATTTGTCAGCATTGAAGCCGTGTCGCTCGGCAAAAGGTTTAAACGCAACCATGCGTTACTTGTAGCCTTTTTGTAATGCCATATTATATTTGTAGTAGTATCAAGAACCATGTAAGCCATTGTGTCAACACTTGGCTTTCGTACTGTATCAGTTAAAGCTACGCCCCGATAAATAAGCCCATCGGCAGTCGTCTGTTCTCCTAATGTTATCTTTTGGTTGCCATTGCTCGGATACTGTGCCCATGCAAGGCAAGGAACAAGGAAGAGGAAGAGGGAAAGGAGTTGTTTCATGTTTATGTTTTTTTTAGTTTGCTTGTTTTTATAAATTTAAAACAAATACTGTAAATTGACCAGAAGCAGGATTTATAGAACCACTACTATAATTATTAAATCTTATTTTAACTGTATTAGCACTTGAAACCCATGCAGTATAATTAGTATTTGCAGGCGCTGAACCATCTGGAATAGCTAACATTACTGGATGAGAAACAGCCGCTCCTGTATATGCAACTGTTATATCGCTTGAGCTTTGCGCGCTTGTATTTGGAAAATCTAATGTAGCTAACACAAAACCTCCTAAATTCAATGTTCCGCTTGATAAATTTAAACCACTACCTAAAGCTATTTCACCTATAGCATTACTACTATTTACACCAATTATATGAGTTAAGGATGAAGTTGTTGTCATTGTACCTATACTTGCACCGCCCGTTAATGTACTAAATCCTGTAACATTTAAAGCTGAACTACCATTAATATCTCCTGCAAATGTTTTAGCACCTCCAAATGTTTGAGTAGATGCAGTTACTACACCTGTTGTAGATACTCCAGCGTTAGCTATTGTGATATTAGGAGTAGTACCTCCGCTTGATGAAATAGGTAATGAGCCTGTAACGCTTGTTACCGTTCCATTTCCATTACCTGTGCCTGCTCCAATAGCCGTTCTAAAATCCGCTGCACTTAAAGCACTTACAGTGTTGTCTACGTTAAATCTTGGAAATGTTATAGCAGATGGATTAGTTAAAGTAAACATTGATTGTCCAATAGTTGTACCTCCCAAATCACTACGCATTCCATCGGCTGCCCTTTGACTTACCGTATTATCTGCATTATATCGTAAAAAGGATATAGCCCCTAAATCAGCTAATAAAAATGTATTAGCACCTCTCACGGTTGCGCCAAGAGCAGTTCTGGTATCAGCTGCAGTTAAAAGTGTTATTGTTTTATTTGCATTAACTTTTATAAATTTATCACTAACACTATTATCAGCTACTAACAATGCCTTACCAACTGTTGTAACTCCTAAATTAGTCAATGCAGCATCGGCAGTCGTTGCACCTGTACCACCATTTAATAAAGGTAAAGCAGTACCGCTATAGGTAAGGGCTAAAGTGCCAGAAGTTGTAACAGGTGAGCCGCTAACAGTAAAAATAGATGGTGCAGTTAAACCTACACTTGTAACTGTGCCAGAGCCTCCACCTCCACCGCTATATTGTGGTATATTTAAAGTCTCACCAACCAATGTTGCAGCTCCGCTTGTGCCTGTTGTGGTAAGTGTTAAATTATTTTGTTTTGAGGCAAATCTTGTTGTAAGATTTAAAGATGTAGTATCGGAAAAAGCAAATTTATTATTAAATGTAGTCCAATCCGCAGATGTCAAATAACCTGGCACACTTGCCGATGCAGCATTTATTGTAAGTTCTGGAGTTGTTGTATTATTAGTTATGCTTATCGGAGTACCTGTGGCTGCCGTAACAGTTGTTACAGTTCCTGCGCCAATGGCAGTACGAAAATTAGCAGCAGATAATGCCGTAACAGAGTTATCAGCATTGAACCTTGGAAAGGTAATAGCAGAAGGATTGGTCAAAGTAAACATTGATTGCCCTACCGTTGTGCCGCCTAAACTTGTGCGCCCTGTCGCTGCTACTAAACCTGTGCTACCTCCATCCCATTTTAATCTATCTGTAAATGCAGTATTCCAATTACTTGAATTATTTGTAATTGATGTTGTCCATGTTGTGCCTGTGGATAGGGCTATGCCTGCCTCTGGATAGATTGGATTACCTTGCCCAGAGGAAACAGATCCGATGCCGCTAACTGTGACTAAGGTATAGTTTTCACCAAGTTTAAAAGATGTGGCTGCTACCTTTACCTTGTTTGTGTCAATAACGGAAAACTGGTCATTGAGTAATAACTGCCCATTGCGAAATAACAGAATAAACTGTCTTAACTGAATAGGAAATTTAGGGAGTATAGTAAATACTAAAGTGTCACTTGTAACATTTTCGTATTCCTGTTTAATTATCTTTATCGTATCTCCTCCTATTTCAACTGCTACAATGCTATCTCTTACAAAGTCATAGACTGTGGATGTGTCAACGCGTAGTGTGCCTGTTGTTGTAATAGGCCCACCAAGTAATCCATAACCACTACCTACACTGGTAACTGTGCCACTGCCTCCGCCACTATATTGAGGTATGTTTAAAGTATCACCGCTTAATGTAGAAGCTCCACTGCTGCCTGTAGTAGTTAATGTAATATTGTTTTGTTTAGTCGCAAACCTTGTAGTAAGATTTAATAAAGTAGTATCTGTTAACTCCATTAATACAGATAAGTCTGCTGAGACTGTGCCAGTTGTTGTAATAGGATTTGGTGAAACAGTTATACCTGTACCTCCAGATATTGAGGTAAGTGATCCGCTGCCACTTCCACCTCCACCACCGCCACGAGGTAAAATGACTGTATAATTTTCTCCTACCTTATAAGCAGTCGCACCGATTACCACGGAGGCATTAGTAGGTACTGTATATTGGCTTGGTAAAAGTATTTGACCATTCCTATATACTTGCAAAGATGTTGTATCATTAACTACTAAAGTATCTGTTTGTGTCCAGGTTAAAGTGCTTGAAGATACATTTCTAAAATCTTGTCTTGCGTAAAATCTGCCGCTTGTGTCTGCGTATGCTTTAGTGGCATAGTTTGCTAACATAGCAGCCGTATCGCTAACTAATAATGCTGCTGTTGTATCTCTCCATAATCCACCAGAATAATATAAACTTGATTTTTCAACCGGTGAAGAAATAGCCAAATCATGAAGCTCATGCAATGCATAACCCGATGCTACACGAATGGCAATCGTACCATTGTTTGAAGATGAATTTATACAAAAGCCAATAGGCATATCAATGTTTGGTGCAACTGGTTCTATATCTGTCCAAACACCAGCAGTAGTTGTCGAAGGATAAAGAATAGCACCAGCCGCAAAGGTATCAGTGTTAACTTGCCTTATCTTGCCAAAGGAAATAACATAGCCATCCTCACCATTGCTTAAATCATGTGCCGTTATTCCTAATAGCAATTTTGCATCTATTGTGCCATTGGCTATAAACTTTGCAACTGTTATTCTTCCACTTGCTCCAACCGTGCCATTAGCATAAACAAGACTTCCTTTTGTAATGGTTGATCCTGTCTGATTCTTAACCAACCAAAAGTTTTTAAAACCAATTTCATTGGGCACGGCATCGTACATTCCCAAAACCACTGTACCTAATTCCGAATCCCATCGCATTTTTGCAGTGTCAACATTGTTAGGTGAAACACTTGTATCAAAAAATAAAGAATCAACAGGCTGCGTAAATGATCCGCCACCTACTAAAGATGCCCAGGCGCCTTGTTTCCAAACATATATACTTCCAGTTACACTATCTAACACTAAATAGGCTTTTACATTCTTATCTGCATAGCTTGTCGGCTTAGTTACTGTATCAGAAACAAGACCTCTCCAAACCAATCCGTTTCCACTTGTCTGAAAACCAAGTCTTTGTTTGTTGCCTGTGATTGGGTAGGGAATGGAATCTATGGAGGCATAAGATATTCCTGCTACCAATAAAAAAGCAATAACAAGTCCTTGCCGTTTATTGCCTACTTTGTTAATAGCTTTGCCGATAAACTTGCGACCAATGCCCATTATTAATTCATTGGCTAAAACCTTGGCAATGTTTCCAACGGCTTTTAAAAACTTCCTTTCTTTCTTTGGTGCTTTTATCTCTTCCATTATATTATGTTTATTGCAAATACAATGTAATTACTTCCATCGTAATGTGTGTTAATATCTATC